AAAATATAATGAAACAATTAACAAAAAGACAAAAAGATGCTTTATCAAGACATAAAAAACATCATACTAATAAACACATGGCTATGATGAAAAAAGCTATGAGAAAAGGTAAAACTTTTGGACAAGCTCATAAAATGGCTATGAAAAAAGTTGGTAGATAAATAATGAAACAACATATCTTAAAAGCACTAGAAAAAAGATATGAAGCAGAAGTTTGCGAAGCTGAAGCAACAATAAAAATTTATTTTAACAATAGTGTAGGTATTGGTGAACATCCACAACACATTGATGAAGTAGATAAATTATTAGAAAAAATTGTTAATGCAGAAGAAAAATTAAAAATAGTAAAGGAGTTAGACAATGGCTAAATTATGTCCTGAAGGTAAAGCTGCTGCCAAGAGAAAATTTAAAGTTTATCCTAGTGCTTATGCTAATATGTGGGCAAGTAAATATTGCAAAGGCAAAGTAGGAAGAAAAAAAACTAAAAGAAAAAGATGAGTTTAAGAAAGTGGACACAACAGAAATGGGTTGATGTAGCCAACAGAAGATCAGATGGATCTTATCCTCCATGTGGTAGATCAAAAGGTGAGAAAAGAAAAAATTATCCAAAGTGTTTGCCAATAGCAAAAGTAAGATCAATGACTAAAAGTGAATTGTCTGCTGCTGTAAGAAGAAAGAAACAAGCAGAAAGAAAACCAAGAAAAGGCAAAAGACCTAACTATGCCAAAACATAGAAAGACTTGGAATAAAAAAAAAATTATAGAAGTTTTAGTTGGGAATTGTAGATACTGCGAAAAAGAAATAATTAATACTGATAGCTTTGTAAGTTTTTATCCTAAAGGTCATGCTCATTATGTTTGTATGCGTAAAGATGATGATAATAAGACTTATGAAAATAAAGTTAAGATTTAATTTGTTTTGTAATTTTTTTTATTAAATCAAACCATTCATCATAATATTTTTTATTTTTAGTTTTATTATAAAGATTGGCTAGTTCATCTAATCTTGATGTATCTTTATCTCTGATTGTTAAATCATTGAGCCAATCAAATTTTTTATTTAATTGACCCAATGACATAGTGTTAAATTATATCTTCTTTTTTTATTGTTTCTTCAATCAAGAAAACATCTTTCATTTTATTTCCTAATGGTGTGTATGTATTTGGATTAGGATATAAATTTTCATTCTTGACCTGATTACCTTTATGTATCTCTGGAAATCTGTCATGATAAGTTATATTACTTTCAAATGTTTCATAATTAAATCCATCAAAGAAATATGATACTGGTACTTTAAAAAATTTAGCCAACTTACCAAGATAGAAAGCACTTAAACCATTACTGCCTTTTTCAAACTTTTGTATTTGTTGAAATGTTACCATTAAAACATCAGCAACTTTTGTTTGATTCAGTTTTCTTTCTACTCTTTTGTTTCTTAATTTGATACCAATATGCTTATCAAGTTTTATTTTATTGGGGTCTTTCTTTTTTGCAGACATTAATAGCCTTCCTTTCTTTTAGTTTTTTCATGTAGTTATTTATTTTTCGTAAATAACTTTTGCTTCTTTGTTTTGAGCATCAACAATTCTTCTTACTAATTGTCTGTACTCAACATAATCCTTGATTGTTTTAGTACATAGTCTGCTATCAATTGTAGCCATGATATTATTATGGCACTTTTGTAGCTTCCCATACAATCTAGGAAGTTCATTGGTTAGGTTCATCCCTATCCTCCTTTTTAATTATAGAATGCTTAAGATTTTTGCTTGTTATCTCTTTGACAACTGCGTTATCACTAGCATCCCTTTGACTTGTTGCTTTCTCAACAGAGTCAAATTTTTCCTCCAGAGTTGCTGTTATTTCGTAATAATATATTTTTTTACAACTCATAGTAATTATTGACTTTTAATTTACTAATTTTAGGTTGTTTAGTCAACATATACTTTCGCATGAAAACATTGTCAGACTTTATCAACTTTAATTTTTCAGCATTCTTTAATAGAATACCCACCCTTTGTTTAGTTAAATTTAATGCTTTACCTATCTCATCTAGCTTGGGAAAACACTCATGTTCATCATAATAAACAGCCATAAAATCAATAATTTCTTTAATTCTAGGACTATAAAATATTTTAGTCATTGTCCTCCTTACTTCTCATTTTTAATAGCATATCTTTTAACAGATCATTATAACCTGCAATATCTTTATGGGTATCAAGTTTGTATATGTCTTTCCCACTACCATCATCAATAGTTCTTGTTAATTTAAGAACAATCATTAATTGTGGAATAATTGTAATAGGTACTTTAACTTTATATCCATTAATTATTTCTAGTGCTGATTCTAAAAAATTAGCAATGATGTATGCGTTATTATCAAAATTTCCATATTCTTTTTGTTTTTTTTCTAACATTTGCTTAACCATCTTTTCGCCAATATCAATCCATTTTATATTATCGTCACTCATATTATTCCTTTCACTACCTACACATACATCCGACCATTGCACCAGTACCATCATTCATCATGTGTAAATTTAAAGTATCTACATATCCAGTTAATTTAAGTCTTAATAATTCACATAAGTCAAAGCAATTAATCTCATCAAATAATTCTATACCTTCAATCATTTTTTTTGTAATTGGTATAAGTTGGTACAAGCCATCATTTAGTATAATTAATTCCATAATTAAAAGGAGTGGTAGAATAACTAACTGATCAAGGGAGCTAAAAAAACTACCACCCCATTTATTACAAGCTACATTGCTTTAGGTTTTCTTTCTTGTAATTTGTGAACAACTTTTCCATCTGGTTTAGTATTTATCCATTCAGTAAGATTTATGGTTTCACCTTTTTTCATATCTTTACTGACTTTATATGAACCCCAGAATTTTTCAGGATTTTCGTTATCTCTGTTTAGATAACCTTCACCCTCTTTAAGCTCAAAATTTCCAGCCATGTTTAACTCCTTTTTGGTTTGTTTTTGTTTTGCAAAGTGAAATATTTTTTGTATAAATTTGATTTAACAAAACTATCCCATTTGTTTGCTTTGTATATTCTAGTCTTGAGGTTTTCTAAATCACTTCTCAAGGCAGTAGAATTTTTTTTATCTTTATTGTTTTCAATTACTTCTAATTTTGTTGCAATGTAAATGTCATCAATCTTTTCTTCTTTTTGATCTTCTACTATTGTCTTTTTGTTTTGATTATTTTTTGCATTTATTAATTCATCAGCACTTGCAAACTCACTACCATGTAGTCCAAATGAAGCTAATGCTCTGCCTAAAGCAGAAGTTTCTGCATTTTCTAATGCACTTGTTTTGTTAATAAATGATGAATCATATCTTTCTAATGCTAAACCTGAAAAACTACCCCAGTTATCAACTTTAAGAATAACTTTAACTGCTACTTTATTTTCATCACAAAGAGCTTCTATTATTTCAGAATTTATTGAAACTCTACCAACAAAATTACTAATTAATACAGAGTGTCTTGAAGCTACTGTGTAATAATCTTTTCCATGTTGAGGAACTGCTTTTTGTTTTTTTAAATCTTCTTTACATTTATTAAATAAATCTACATCGTCATTTCTCATTTTTTACCTTTCTTTTTTATTGATGATTTTAAAACTCTATCCTTGAAAGCCAAATCATCTTTTAATTTAGCCAAAGACTTTTGATATTCTTCATTGGCAATTTTCATTGTTTCATCTCTTTCAAGAAGTTTTTGATCTTTTATTTTTAATTCTTGTTTTAGTTTTCTGTTATCTGTTTGTAGTTTAGCAAGTGTTTGCATTAATTTATCTGACATATTTTCTACCTATGTTTATATTCATAATCAAATTGATGTTTTCCACCACACCATGTGCAATGATTAAGGTCATAAGTTTTATTGTTATGATTACAATTACACCATAATGTATTTTTTATGACATCATTATCTTTGTTTTTAAGTTTTTTAATTTCTTCTTTTAATTTTTCTATTTCGTTTGTAAAATATTGTTCATAGTTTTTCATAAAAGTCCTCCAATCTTTGCATATCTTCCTCATCATAGTTTTCTAGCATGAAATTAGATTTAAAGTTTCTAATTTCAGACCAATCCACATCAATTAAACAAGCTAATTTTTTTATACTGCCATTAGATGCTCTTAATAGTTCTTGTCTTTTTATGTTTATTTGTATGAATTTTCTAAAAAAATATTGAAGTCCTTCAGGCGTTAGCTCCCAACAATTATCAGGTGTAAAGATTGTGCTACTACCATCTGATACATAAATTAAATAAGGTTTGTATTCATAGTTATAATGTTTTGAATATACTGCTGTTTGTATGCAATGGGTAAATTGAGGTTGTTTTATTGGTTGTGATTTAGAATACACCCAATCCCCTATTCTATTTACATTACTATCTTTTCTATTAATTTTTAGTGGTGAGTTTCTAACACTACCAAATCTATTTTTATGTTCTGTTTCTTTTTTTTCATTATCATTAACACAATCTATATAACCCTCTGTTGCTATGTTTAATGTTTGACCCATGTATTTATCATCATACCAATCAGACAAAGGCACTTCTACTTTCCAACCTGAAAAATTATCTGATATTTCATTAATAGCTTCCAAATGTTTTTCAACATAACCTTTTATATTTCTTAATATAAATTGTGCTTTGATGTTATTTCTTTCACCAAAGTCAAAGTTATTTATAAAAGTTTTAAAATGTAATTCTACATCTTCAATCTTTGCCTGACCTACTAATATTTGTTGAAACCATTCATGAATAAATTTACCTGCTTCAAAACTAATTGATGGTTTTTCTTTTTTAAATTTTAGATGTGAGGATAGATGATATTTAATGAACCAAATAAAAAGTTGTAATGATGTTTGACTTGGTGATGTTGTTGCTTTGTTAAAATCACCCTCTGTCCAAGCTGTATCTGTAAATCTTTCTTTCATCTGATTTGGTTATTTACAGATTATTTACAAATAAGTCAATAATTAATTTGCATTCTTTTGTAAATAATGTATGTCCAAAATATATGGATTTTCCATCAGTTAATTTAAAGTGGTATGAGATATTACAAGGTGCAACGACTGGTGTTTTAAGAGAGGTAGAAAGCATAAGAAGTAATATTAAGTGGGGTCATGGATATAAATCTAATCAATATAATAAGTGGGGTCAAACCATTTCAGGTTCGTTATGTGAAATGGCTCTTGCCAAAAAATTTTCTAATTACTTCACTCATTCTGTGAATAATTATCATGGTAAAGATATTTTCATAAACAACAAACCAGTTCAAGTAAAATCTCAATTACACACAAAAGTTGAAAAGTATTTAACCATTAGACCTAACTTTCAACCTGAAGATTATTATTTTTTAGTGATAGATGATATGCCTACCTTCTATGTTTGTGGCTACATTCAAGCCAAAGATTGTCAAAAATATGGCATTTGGACAAATCAGAATATTCCTGATAGACCTTATTTTTGGAAGATCCCATTGAATAAATTAAAATCATTGGAGGAGTTTATAAATGAGTGATGTTAAATGTGCTTTGCTTAAACCTTTTGGCTCAACAATTTTAAAATCAGAATTGCCTGATGATTTAGTTAAAGATTTTTACAATGATTTAACAAAGATAAGACAAGACCCAAAGTTAGTTAATCAACATAAGTTCGGACACAAATTGGCTGGTAATTTATATAAAGAATTATTAATTAGCCATGACACTATGTTGAAATGGAAACAGAAATATTTTGACACATTAATTGTTCACTATGCTACATCACATTATAAACATAAAAAGGTAAAACAAATTATTATTACTTCAGCATGGCACAACATACAAAAGTCAGGGGATTTTAACCCATGCCACACTCACACACATTTTGAGGATAAATTTGTTTCACCTGATATTTCTACTGTTGGATATATAAAGTTACCTCAATCTATGAGTGAATATAAACACACCAAACCTCATCATTCAGTTGGAGGATATATTGAATTTATGGAGGGTACAGAGGATATGTTCACAAATGCTAACTATTTATTACAACCAAAATTAGCTGACTTTTATATCTTTCCTGCTTCTTTGCGTCATGCAGTATATCCATTCCATTCAAACGAAACAGATGAAAGAATATCATTTAGTTTTAATGCAAAGATAGTGTTTGATGAAAAGTGAGCCATTTTTAAAAGTACCCCATTCTTTATTGGATAATGAGGTTCTTACCTCCCATGAAAAATACCTTTTAATGCTCCTGACAAGGCTACAGACTGCGAAAAGAGGGTGTGTGCCTAGTCATGCCTACCTTTTGAAAAAAATGGGCTTAAAAGACAAAAGAACATTAGTTAGGCACTTGGACAGACTACAATTATTTGGCTATATTACATGGGAAAATAGGGGGAAGAATAAAACTAATAAATATTACTTTAGAGGGGATGATAACTTTCAATCTATTTTGAATAATAATTTTAAATTAAGAAAGTTAATGTCTAAAAAACACAAGCAAATATATGTGGATAAAGTGAGGAAAAAATTTGTGGAAAAAAAGGGGATAAAACTAATCAAATAAGCATTTGATGTACCTATAGGGGTACATGAAATGTACCTAAATAAAGATCTATTATATAGATATAACTAGTTAGTAAGTATGAATAAAAAATATGTTCCAATTGAAACTATAAAGTATGAGTTAAGTAAAATTAGAAAGCATTCTAATTTTCAATACAAAAGAGCCATAGATAGAAATCGTACCAATCAGGTTAAGCACCCCCCCTTGATAGACTTGTTAGCTTATCTCAATAATTGTAATGCCTCCGAACAAGATATTGAAATGTGTGTCGCTGAATATTGGAAAAGTGTGGAAAAGAATAATAAGTTTGAGAAAGATATTGTGAATGAAATCAAGATGAAGTATAAGAGATAAGGTTATAACACTCTATATAGAAATCATATAAGGGGTAGTATTTCATACCTTTCTTTCTAACTACCCCTTATCCTCCTTTTTTAAATGTTTAGTATCTTCACTAACTGAACACCATTCATAAAAAGCATTTTCTTGTTCTTCAAGTGCCTGTCTATATGTTAAAACTCTTATATCATCTTCATTAATTTTAGTTTGTGAACCCTCACAATAACCCCATTGTGCTTGAAAATCGTTATCATCATATAACAAGTTATTAAATTCTTCTCTAGCTTCTTCTTCAGTTAGTTTTATTAACTGACCATTTATTATTTTCATGTTTCCTCCCTTTCTTTATGTTCCAATAAGTTTGTGCTATTAGTTGTCTTTGTTGTTTCGTTTGTATCGCTTCTTGGAATATCGTTGTTAGCTTGTTGTTGATTTTGCAAATACTTTTCATATCTTTTTCTAATTTCATGGTCTTTCTCAAAAGTATTAACTCCACATAGTTCTAGGTCTAGCTTGTATTCTAAATAACCTTTTATTCTTTTCATTCATTTTTTTAAATGCTTTGTATCTTCATAAACTGAACACCATTCATAAAAATTTTTTTCTTGTTGTTCCTCATCATTACAACCCCATTGATCTTCAAAATCACTATCATCATATAATAAGTTATTAAATTCTTCTCTTGCTTCTTCTTCAGTAAGTTTTATTAACTGACCATTTATTATTTTCATGTTGCCTCTCTTTCTATGTTAAGATTACTAATATTGACAAGATTGTCAATAGTATTGTAAATAATATTAAAAATAATCTTACTTTCTTTCTGTGTATTGGTTTATTAAATATAATCATTGTAATAAATAGTAGCTTAAAAATAATAGATCAGCGATTATTAGTACTTCAATCATATATATCGTATAATTTAAAAGTTTGTTTTATCATGTCTGTTAATTGATATTTAGAGCAATATGTATTGTCTTTGTTAGCTTCACAAATAGATATTATTTCATCAATTAAACTTTCTTTATCTTTTTTTTCTTGATAACTTTTGTCTTTGTTAGCACTATCAATAAAGTCTATTTCATGCCTTGTTCTATCTGTCATTATTCCCCCTTATCTATAAAATCATTTAACCAATATACTATTCCATTTTCTAGTTCGTATTCTTGACCACATTTTTGAGCATGTTCTAATTCATGTTCTTCATAAGAAGAAAGATACCCCCAATTAGTATGACCAAATCTTTCTTTACAATAATCATCTATTTTTTCTGATATATCCTGCATTATTCCCCCTCGTCTTCGTTTTCATATTTTGTAAAATCAAAATTAATTGTTTCAATAAAACTTGTAGGGTGTCGGCTTGAAGTCCAATCAACCGGACATTCGTCTAGCCACTTTTCCCAATCTCTATATTTTTGATCTAGTGTTATTTTCTTTTTCATTATTCCCCCTCTATTAATTTTATATTTTCAGTATATATTTGATTACTATCCCCAATCTCTTTCCAATCTATACAATTATT